GCATACTGGTGTATAGGCTTGATGATACGCTTCATTATGGAGCACCTGAAACCTATTCTTTTGCAGATAAAATAAAAGTGGGCATATATAAAGACCTGACAATTGATTTTAATACTCTGGATGTATGGAGATGATACTATGGCAAATAAAACCAATGTAACTAAGAACGGTAAAAAATACTATAGGGTATATCTGGACTTGGGGCGTGATTCAACCGGTAAGAGAATACGCAAGGAATTTTATGGAAAATCTAAAAAAGATGCTGAAGATAAAAAAACTGAATATATAAATGGATTGAAACGTGGTTTAAGTGTGGATGCTGAAAATGTATCACTAGGTAAATTAATGCATCTGTGGTTATTTGAAGTTGTGAGGGTATCCAGTGACATAAAAGCCAGCTCTTTTGAACGATACGAAACTCTATACAGACTCTATATAAAAGACAGTGACATATACGGCCTTAGAATAGCAGATATTAAATCTATCAACATACAGAAATACTATAATAAGTTATACCAAAATGGTAAACATAGCTCATTGATATTCAATATAAATAAACTGCTGAGAACTTTTTTCAATTATGCAGTTGACGAGGGATATGCAATTAAAAACCCGTGTTCTGGAAAACGTGTAACAATTCCAGGCCAAAAGGAAAATAACGCTGTAAAAAAAGAAGTGGAAGTATTTTCTGATGATGAACTAAAAACTTTTAAAACTGCCATAGAGGGGCATAGACTAAAGCCGCTCTTTTGTCTGGCTCTTGCTTCAGGCTTAAGAGAAGGTGAACTTCTAGCCCTGAAATGGAGTGATATAGACCTTGATAAAAAAATTGTATCTGTCAGGCGAACTATAAAAAACATTGCAATAATCCAGGCTGATGGAACTAAGAAACGTGAAACCATATTACAAATTCCTAAGAGTAAAGGTTCTGTAAGGGATGTACCAATACCCGAAAATTTAATTCCTATGCTCAAAAAACACAGATTACAACAAAAGGAAGAAAAATTAAAAGCAGGTGATGCCTACAGCAATAGTGATTTTGTATTTACTACCAGACTGGGATTGTCTATAAATGCCCGTAATCTGCTTAGAGCTTATAAAAGAGTATTGACTAAAGCGAATATACCTTACAGGAAATTTCACGCCCTGCGGCATACATACGGCACTAAATTATTTGAACGGGGCGTACCCTTGGAAACTATCCAGAAACTTTTAGGCCATGCAAATATTCAGACCACCGCATCTATTTATGTTCATGTTTCACCTGAAGAAAAAAGGAAGGCAGTAGATACGTTAAATGACCTATTCTAGTAGCTCTATTAAAAACTATGGAGGGAAAATGGAGGGAAAAATAAAAAATTAAAGGATCTGCATTTCTGCAAACCCTTTAATATCAATGTTTTTGGCAGGGGTAGAAGGCTTCGAACCCTCAACCAACGGTTTTGATTTAAATGCTTGTCTATTTTTTACTATTTTTTAAAATGGCTTAATATCAATGGTTTACGTCTTGTAGTATATTGTTGAATATCATTGTTTTTTATGTTTATCCAAAACTTTGGAGGGAAAATGGAGGGAAATTTTTTTATATATAACCGCAGTAATATCAACACTTTTCAGTACCGGTCATTTTGTCCTATACTTAAAATAATTTTATAACCAAATCATCTTATCATAGATACATATATCCCACGCCTTCAAATTGCCCCTATTTTTAACTTTTACATGTCTAGAGGTATAATTACATATCTTAATATAAAACCTATCTTAAAATGGCTCTACGTTTGTTTTAAAGGTAGGTATCATTTTGCACCCACCTACATAAATAAATTTACGTTTTCAGCATTTATATTCTATGATATAAAGTAAACATAAATAATTCTAAAAAAAATAATAGATAGGCCCTGAGAAGTTCTATCTATTATTTAACACTTATACAAATTTAATCAAGCAGACTAAATTCATAATCCACCCTCTTATTACTGATATTATACCATAGAATTTAAAAATTATACAGATAAAAAAAGAGGACAGCCAAATTTTCGACCGTCATCATATATTGCAACCAGGGAAATTTTTCCCCGGCTAAATATCCAGCTAAATTTTAAGCCGGTTAAATAGTTTTTAAACTACCTATGTAGATGCTGAACTTAACCGGTCGAAAATTTGGCTGGTTGCCTAAACCTAGTTTTTAAACTACCTATGTAGATGCTGAACATAAACTCAATAACGAATCGTTATCGAGTTTAGGAGTTTTTAAACTACCTATGTAGATGCTGAACCTAGATTCCCTTTTAAACGGGAGCAGGTAAGTGGAGTGTTTTTAAACTACCTATGTAGATGCTGAACTGGATCAACTAGGGGACTATCAGTCACCTGGCTCTGTTTTTAAACTACCTATGTAGATGCTGAACCCCTGCTTTTATGCAATTCCCCTTTAAAGGGGTTTTCGACGGATTTGTCGATAACTAACATTCCCCACTTTTGGGGAATTACCCGACTAATAGTAAATAGGTTCTACATTTATGCTGAACCCTTCAAAATTGAAGACATCTAAAAAAGGTATGGTAATTTTAACCATACCTTTAATTAACACGGGTAGCATAGATTTTTAAGTCTGTCTTATTTCCCTCAAAATCGTCTATCTGTGTTATATCATATTCTTTGTCCTTGTATAAGACTCTGTAACTTGCCTTGCTTAAATCAACATCATCCCTGTAATTTATCTGGAATATAACTTCAACTTCTATATTAGATGCCGCAGCCGCATAAAACTCCTTACCTGATACATGCCTGTAATATGCCCATATGTTTTTAATATATGGCTCATACTCATCCGTTTCATCTGAATATTTCAGTATATCTACTTTTTTATTTTTCATATCCATAAAATCACTCCTACTGTATAGCCCTTAAAAATTCCTCGTAATGCTCATACAGCCCTACATAACTATCTAGTAATGATGCTAGTCCATCAATTCTCATCTTTGCAGCCTGATTTTTTATAGGTACTATATTTCCATTTCTATCTGTTTCAACTCCTGTATTTGTCATACACCATTTCAGTATTGGATTATTGTTATAGTTGATTTTCTTAGCCTGTAAATCTGCCCCTAACTGCTGCATTGGAAGTGATAAAGTCTTTGCACCCTGGATACACCTCTCCATCTTAAAACCATTATTTTTCATTTCCTCAACCCAGTATTTAGCACTGTAAGAATCATAATATATCCATAATGGAGTTATTTCCTTGTCATTTAGCATTTCAAGAAACCACGCTGTAATATCCCTATAATCAATACTATTACCTTCACATAACCTCAATAGGCCACGTTCAAGCCATTTATCATATGGTATTTTGTCATGGTGAACCCTCTCACTGCAGCTTTCTTTTGGGAGCCAGTACATCTGAGTTACATATCTTTTTTGAGTTTCCGGATTCATCATTAAAAGTGTAGCCGCTGTAAGGTCTGTAGTAATTGATAGGTCTGCCCCACCTATGGCATAACAATTTTTAAAGTCATCTATACTAAAAATTTCCTCATTGTTTATATCATCAAAAGTAAGCCATGCAGTCGATACGGTACACCTTACATTAAAATCCTTTGTAAGTATTCCTGTAACATCATTAGGATTACTCTTTGCCCTTTTAACTTTAATTTTTAAATCATCAACTTTTTTAATTACTCCTAAACCTGGATTAGCTTTAGGCCAACATTTTGGATTTCTCCATTCTTCTTTACTGTCCAATTCATAAAGTATGGGAAGAAATGTATCATCTTCAATAGTGCCGTCAGCTACTTTACAGCCATATTCATACATATCATCAAATATGCTCTCTCTTACTGTCCCAGCTGTAGTTATCATGATTAATAAAGGCTCTCTCCTGGCACTCTGTGACTGTTTCATAACCTCATATATATTCCGGTCCTTTATACTGTGAAGTTCATCAATAATAACACAGTGGGAATTTAATCCATCCAAGGTATCTGAATTCTTCCCCAATGCTTGAAACTTTGACATTGTAAGGGGAAAATACAAGTCAGTTTTACGCTTTTTTAAATGCTTTGACAGATAAGGACTCTGCCTTGCCATGTTTAATGCCTCATCAAAACATAATTTTGCCTGGTCTTTTTTAGATGCTATTGAATACACCTCTGCACCGCCTTCGCCATCTGCCATGAGCATGTATAAGGCTATACCAGACAGCATTGTTGTTTTACCGTTCTTCCTGGCCACATAAAACATAGCTTCACGATAACGCCTTAACCCTGTGTCCTTATCAATGAACCCAAATAAAGCCGATATAAAGGCCTTTTGAAACAGTTCTAATTTAACTGGTCTTCCTGCCCATTCACCTTTTGAATGTCTGCAAAATCCTTCTATAAACTCTATAGGCCTATTGCTTTTATCTTCATTAAATACATATTTAACTGGATGCTCAATATCATATACAAGCCTTTTATATTGCTTTTCCACTCTCCTGGATACAATATACTTTCCAGATTTAATTTTTTCATAATATTGCTGTATATAATTCATGTAATCACTTCTTTATAAATTCTATTAACTCATCTTCAGACTTGCCATCATCCTTAGGCAATAAACTTGTAACCTGCTTGTATATATTCCCGTATTTTTGTATTAGTGCCGTGTAACTTTTTAATGCTGGGTTCTCCTTTAAAAAATCCTGTCTGCCATTTTTAAATTCAGTTACAACTCCTATAGTTTCAATTTCTTTCTTTAACGATTCAAGAGTCCTTTGCATAAATTCCAACTCTTTAAATAGTGGCTCTGCGACTGTAAGTTTATCTTTTGGTAACTTCCGCAATATCGCTCTAAGTTTTTTCATATCAGTTGAAATATCTATAACTTTATCTTTTTCCATTAAAATCCATCTCCTTATTATATAGTATTGAATAACTCTTTATATGATTTATTATGCCTTTCGTGCGGATATACATGAGAGAGGTTAAGAAAGC